CTTATGCAACTAAGATATTTAAGATGAATGACGAGGATATGGATAGGGGTTGGGAACAGTTAGAAAAGTCCTTGGTAGACTTTAAAGCTGTAAAAGATGGAGAAAAGCCGTCAATATACAACTCTCCTAATATAGTTGAGGTTATGTTGGGTTATGAGTTTGAGTAAGAAGAAACAAAATGAATCTGACTAAAAATGAAAAAACTGCAATAGTAAGATGCTTGAATAGATATGGAAAAACAGTTGAAGCTAGAAACTCAGAACATGGTAAAACAATCGTGGGTAATCTTGGAATACCTTGTGTGATAATTTCTGACAAAGAAGAAGTAAAAAAAAATGAAAAAGAAATAGCTTGGATTGAATCTTTAATTAAAAAAGTTAATGGAGAAACAAAATGAATATAAATGAAAAAGAGCAAATAAATGAAATTATAAATGAAGTTGTTGATGCAATTAATCAATATGAGTCATTAAATGAAGATTGGTTGCAAACTTGTTTAAAAGACAAAGAATATAATCTTTTAGTAGGAGCTTTAATACCTTTAGCATCCTTACAAACAATTAATGAAAAATTACAAAAACTATGGGTAAATTCATGACAGATAATGCAGGCGTAAAAAAAGTCTTTCATGTTACAACAAACACTGGACCACACAAATATGTGGTTAATTTTTGGAACAGTGACAGCAAAGACTGTAAATACATTTTCGCACACAGGTTTTTTAATAACCAAAAAAAATTTAATAATTTTATTAAAAGTTTAAAAAGACGTGGGTATCAAAACGTCAAAGGCAAATTTGTTCTTGTAAACAAAACAATAGGAGAAAAAAGTGACGGACAGATCAATAAAAAAGTTTGAAATTAAACTCAAGATTAAACTTGCCAAGATAGGATTTAATCCAAAGTGGTTAGAATCAGGTCAGTTTGTGGAGTCTATGAGTAGCAGAGAGCTAACCACATTTAATGATATGGCGGATGAGATATTACAAAGACGTAAGGAGAAAAAAAATGACAGATAACGTAAACCACCCACCACACTATAAAAAAGGATCTATTGAGTGTATTGATGCAATAGAATCTGCTTTAACTTTTGAACAGTTTATTGGCTACTGCAAAGCGGCAGCTATTAAGTATATTTGGAGAGCGGATCATAAAGATGCAAATATCCAAGATCTAGATAAGGCCATTTGGTACCTTACCAGGGCAAGAAACAAGCTGGAGGACAGATAGAAAATGGATACAGTTTTTTTTACAGTAGTAGCTATATGTTTAATACTAGTATTTATATTATTACAGGAACGAAAATGAATATAGATAAAAAAATACAAGAGTTAGAAAAACAAATTAAATATATAGAATCTGTTTTGAAAGAAAAACAAGACGAATTGTTCTGTTTAAAAGCAGAAAAAAAGGGGCATAAAGCCCCTTAGTTTTATCCCAGATTAGGTGGTACTACCTCGGGGGGTGGTGACATACCGCCATCATCAGCAGGTAAATATTTTAATACTTTATTCTTACTGCCTGTCCTTTGAGTACCCTCGCTATCAGTCCAGTTATTTTCAACTTCTTTCAAAGTAAGTGTTAAACTTTTTCCTACATAATCTTGAGCAGAGCTTGGTGGTTCTTTCATAAAACCAACTGCTTTACTAAGTCTAGTAAATATATCAGTTGATATTTGTTTTATATCCTCTCTAGGATCCCACAAGTTATACCACTCTTTATGATCTTTATAGTTACCACCAGCTATTTGAAAAGTCATCTTCAAAGTCCAATTACCTTGTTGAGATTTATACTTTTCAGCGGCAATAACTTTAGCTGTATAATCACCTGAGGGAGCCACTCCAGGCCCCGCAGGTTTATCATCTGTTTCTACGTAAACTACATCATCAAAATCAGACATTTGCAATCTCCTTAACATTATCTGTATTTTTAGCTACGGCACTAAAGCCTAGCTTTTCTATTAACAGGGTAAGGTCTGCAGGTTCAAAGTCGTTTAACTTACCACTTCTATCCTTTGCAGTATACCCTGCACCATCATCAGTTTGTAACCATCTAGTTTTAACGGTATTGCCTTCTTGATCTTGTTGATCAATTACTCTAAGAGCAAGCACTTCGTCAAAAAAGTATGGAATAGATTGTCCAAGTTTGGCACCTACCATTTTTGGTTCAAACAATAATGCACCATCATTATTCACTCTTTCTTGTTTACAAATAAACATGACATGCATTTTTAAATCACGATAAGCTCTGAGAACATTTGTTACAGATTCCTGTACTTCTCCGTAAGCTTTACGCGGATCTTTATGTCGTGCTTTTTCTTGTTGTAATAAGAGTTCACTAATCTCAGATATAGAGTCAAGACAGACAGTATCAAAATCCCATTCGCCTGACTCAAGAAGTTTTAGAATTTGCATTAATTCTGCAGCTTCAGTCACTTCAATTATCTTAATATTAGATGCATCTTTAATAGACAGTAGGCCTGCCTCTGCACTAATTACAAGCACCTTTCCTGGTGCGGTTTTAGCTAAGCTAGTTTTACCTGCTCCTGATATTCCATACACAAGAATTTTAGCTCCTTGGTTTTGGACAGCAGTCTCAGGTGTAATTAGCCTGCTAGATAAATCGTTAATCATATATACCTCCTTTGATAAAAATATGTAACTTGCATATTATATACTATAATACTACAATATGTAAAACAATTTATTTTCAAACTGTAAGGAGGTTAAATGGAANGTGNAATAGANGACTTTGTTTGGATTGCTAATTANTATCATAGAGTAAATTCAATATCTAGACAAGAGTTAAGGAGATTAGANGNTATGGGTATAGAACCAAAATACAAAGATAGGAAGGTTGAAAAGATTAACTTATCTTCTTACATACAGTTTTTAGGCAAACAAAAAGCCGCTAGAGAATGGGGTGTTTCTGAACATACTATTGAGGCCTGGAGATACGGCCATAGACAACCATCAATAAAACAAGCTAAAAGAATCATAAAACTAACCGAAGGAAGATTAAACTTTGAAGGTATATATGGCGATATAGCAGAGTTACTGACAGAAGATTAAGTCAACATGTTTGATTTTAATCTGTCTGATGATGAGGCAGCGATAGATATTGCTCTAGCGTTTTATGATGAAGGTTATAACGTAGTACCGCTTCAAAGATCAAATAAAAAACCACCTTCCTTTTTAAAAGGTTGGGAACAATATAAAAATGAAAGGCCTTGCCGTACAACTGTACAAAACTGGTTTGCAGGGCAAGATAATTTAGTTGTTGCGTTAGTGTGCGGTAAGTTTATGGTAGTAGATGCTGACTCGCCAGAGGCTATGACTTGGGTTGAAGAAAACTTACCTACTTGTCCTTATAAAGTAAGAACAGGTAAAGGTATGCACTACTATTACAACAACCCAGAAAACTATACTACTTTTGCTACAAGAAGAACAAATGATACTCCAGTAGAAAGATTAATTGATTTAAGGGGTGTAGGTGGATTAATAATTGCTCCTTACAACCGTCATGCGAACGGTCAAATGTATAAGCCTATACCCCTGCCTGGATGGGAAATTTATGATCATAAAGATTTACCTGACTTTACAGAAAAAGAGTTTGAGAAGATTACTGGTGTGCCAAAGCAAGATAGTGTGCAAAAGACAGCACCTTTTTCTTTAACAGGTGTAAATGAAGGATCACGTAACGATAATGCAGCACGTATTGCAGGATACCTAATATCTAAAAATGTAAACTTAGACTTTGTAAAAATATTCTTACATAACTGGAATAAAGAAAACTCACCACCACTACCGCAACAAGAAGTAGAGTCTGTTGTAGATAATGTTAAAAAGACACACGATAGAAAGAATCAGCTTGCACCCTTGTTTGTGCAGACCAAAGAAGACATAAGACCGCCAGAAGATTTATTTAGCCCACCAGGATTATTAAAAGATATGTTTGATTATTGTGAAGAAATAGCACAAGTCTCGCAACCAGAATTATCTCTTGTAGCCGCACTATCATTAGCTAGTGTTACTTGCGGTAGGATATTTAAAACTAACATGAATAACTTTTCTAGTATGTATTTTATGTGTATCGCTAAATCAGGACAGGGCAAGGAAAACATAAAAACCTTTGTTGAAGCAGTTTTAAACGCCTCTGAACACGATAAATTAGTAGTAGGGGACGGATATACCTCTAGTGGTGCTGTTCACTCTGTATTAAAGATGAGGCCTACACACGTAACTATTATGGATGAGTTCGGTAAAAGATTAGAGAGCATATCTCAAGCTGGTAATACTAATAAAGAGGACGGCATACAAACACTTATGGAAGCCTGGGGCAGATGCCACGGTATTTTAAGGCCAGATAACTATTCTTTAATGGGCATACAGGTAGAAGACTTAAAAGAAAAGATTATGAATCGTGTAACTCATAAGCCTGCTATAACTATGGTTGGATTGTCTGTTCCAAAGAACTTTTACAAAGCTCTAAATTCTGGCCGTATAGCTGACGGATTTTTAAATAGATTTATGGTTATTGAATCCAAAGAACCTAGACGTGT